GGGTATTTCTTTTTGGTTAGCACGCATACCTCGTATTGTTAGTGTTGGTTCTGTAATTTGGCTTTTTAGTTTGTCAGCCATCTTACTCGCACCCGATGAAGAAGATGCCATATGAAATTCATCGACAATAAGAAACAGCGCGTCGCGCATGTAAAGATTGAATTGCTCTTCCATATTTTGCAAGTAGCGCATTGGCACGTGATCGTTGCCAAATAGTTTACGTAATATGCGTGAGTAGAAGACACCTTTACCCGTTCCTTGTGTACCTGTGAGTACCCATGCAACTTTAGTCTTTTCTCGAGTTTGGTATATGTGAGCAAGCCAGTTAATGAAGCGCTCAAACTCTTCGTCACCTTCGCCTAGCATGTGATAAATCACACGGTATATTAACGGGCATGTGTCTTTTATTGTTTTAGCGTAGCCAAACTCAATGGGTGTTGCAGGCTCATCTGGAGACAGCACATACTTGGTGCGTGTGTAGGTGTTGACGTAGTAAGGTACTTTTGTAAAGTTAACTGATGAATCGTTAGATGTAGGATCAAACACAACGCGCCCGTCGGGAATAAAGTCAGGCGCTATTTTACCGTGGCTCATAAAGAAATCCTCTACGTTGTTTTTATTACAAGGAACTAATGGATAGTCCTCAGAAAATTGTTCAGTGTTTGGATCGTATACACCGTTGAAAAAAGTATCAGTGTTGTAATCACGCATAATGACCGGGAACTCTGCGCGTCCTGCTTCTTGCATATGTTCTGCAAAGGTATCAAATACAGACACGTAAAAATCAGGGTCGGCTTTTTCTATTTCGAAGATAGGCTCGTCTTTGAAGTTATACATGTACGTAGGTTTTTCTATGTTGAAGTAGTACGCAGATGAGTCACCGCCGTTGATGTTACAACGTACGTATGGAAAGTTTGTACTGTCTGCGATATTGATAGACATACGGTCAGGGTTAACGAGTACTTCTTCAGTGATACTGTCGATTGAAGCTAGGCGTGTTTTTACTTGTTTCTTTCTAAAGCCTGCATCTTCGCGTAGTTTGTCTTTGCAAGTTTGTGATTTTTCGTACACTTTTTGTGGCGACACGTTCTGCATAATCACACCGAGATCGAAAGCATGGTTATCTCGGGTCACTAGTATTATTCTGTCGTCGTCATCTTCAAACGGATTGTGAGTAGCGTCAGCAAAAGAAGGCGTGCTAATAAACACCAGCTTAGAGTTGTCTGCTACTGACGAGTCTAACGGAAACTTTAAAGACTGACCGTTTACTGATAGCCCTAATTGAGACGCAAATAAGTCTGATTCGAAGTTAGCATCTTGCAACCAAAGCTTGATAGTTTTAGGCGGCATAGCTGTTTTAAGAAACATAAAGATATGCAACGATGTCTTGTCGCCTTTAAGTCCTAAGCTTGATGATGCTTGTGCAATATAACTAACGTTTTGTAATTCTTGCGGTAGCTCTCCAATAATTTGATTCGAGAGGTACTGTACATCTGCGCTGCTAAGTTTGTTTGTGTTTAAGGGTCTAGGTAGAATTACGCCATCTACATCTAAAACCAATAGATTAGACAGGGCTGTCCTATTAGTGTGCCCTGCCCTACTTTCTCCGATTAAGTCGCGCTTGAGATCACCCTTCAGCATACAATGCCCTAGTGCCCCATGATCGCGGATAAGCTGCTCTAACTCTGTTAACCCTCTAAGATCGATGGCTACGTCATGTGTGTGCGATGACACTGCTTTGACGTGCGGATACGGGGTGAACATTCTTTCGAGAGAGTAGTGCTTGCTTAATCGAAGGCCGTTCGTTGCCTCCAAAAAAGTTACTCGCATTTATAAACTAGCTCCTGCTGTTAATTAGGTATTAGTATTACTAATTATTTTCATCATGAAAAAAGATTTCCGAGCGGTCAATCTTTATATCCGTGTCTGCTTCGAAAGAAAGGCGAACTTGGTTACGATCAATGCGAGTTACGTTTAGCACAGCTATTGTGTCGTTGTCTTTGTGGATGACAACTGACTCATTAGTTTTTCTTGTTAGTACTAATCGTGACATTATTTACTATAGCTGGTATCGAAACCGCCCTCTGCGTCAAGTGGAATAGATGAGCACCAAGAAGGCGCTATACACATATCTTTTATGATGTTTTCCATTGTAGCATAGGGAGAAATATTAGTAGCAATAATAATTATCTCATCGTGCACTTGAAGTGCAACACGTTCTTCTTTCCTACGACTAAGTCGTAACATACTGTCGGTGATTATTATCCTAGACAGCGCTTGAATCACGTTTTCTGTAATACGACCTCCGTACGTATACGTTGTTTTGCCTCGTGATTGGTAGGCTAGCCCTTCCATTGTTGTCCGCAGTCCTTCGTATTTAAGTGCCATGCCATTGGGCATGCGAAGCGCGTGGTGTTCAACAATGAGTGGACCATACTGATACCCAAAGTTATCTTTGTGCATAGTTTGTTTTACTAGGTCTTCTAACTTAGTCCATAGTAATTTAATTCGTGGGTAAGTAGCACGATAAGTGTCTACTACTTCTTTTGCTTGGGCGTCGCTAAAGTTAATAGCAGGACCCATAGCGCCAGCTCGTAGTGTCATAGCAAACTTCTTGTGGCCCATGCCATAGCCAAGGCCAAGGATTGCTACTTTGCCAACAAATCGTTCTTGGTCGGTAATTTCGCTAATAGGTTTGTTATATATCTTAGAGGCGAATGCTTTGTAAACATCAACGCCGTCTCTGAATTGTTGCAACAGCTCTTTCTCCCCGGCTAGCCATGCCAGCATGCGAGCTTCGATCTGACTTAAATCAGCTACGTAAACAAAGTGTCCGTCTGGCGCTATTAAGCATTTACGAAGTTCTGATTTACGCGGGAGGTTCTGCAGGTTAAGTTTTTCTGTACCGCCGAAGCGGCCAGTGTGTGCAGCATAATACTGCAGCGGTACGGGCAGAGTGTCATCGTCGTTAGCTGAGTCTAGTAGTCTTTTGCTACGCGTTTCTGATAATCGGCTTTTAACCATGACGCGTGCGTCCCATATATCTTTATGCTGTGGGTACATGACTGCCATTTGTTGAAAGCCTGAATCGTTTTTGCCAAGGGCAGGAATATTTTTACCTGTTGTTGGGCTTTTCTTTGTAGGCGGCACAATGTCTAGTACGTCTTGTACGTAAGTAGAAAACTGTTGATTACTGGACAATACTTTTCTATCGATGCCTGAATTTATTATTACAGCTTCGGCATTGTTGTATTCTTGCTGATGGTATTTTTCTAATCGGGGTCGGTCTATTTTAATAACTGGTTCGCAAAACATACGGCACACTAGATCAATGATGTCGAGTTCTTCAACGGGATAGCTTGATAGTATCTTGTAGAAGCACGCATGAGTAACATCGCAGTCTTGTATGCAGTAAGTGCCGAGTGCTTCTTCTATGTCTGGCGGTAAGTCGTAAATACCCTTAGTTTTTATAAGGTCATCGCCCTTCCGCATCTTGTCGTTGAATGGAAATAATCTTATAGCTAAGTCTTTAAGCGACGCTGATTGACCGGGGAAGAGTCCGCTGCTCATCGCACGTGTGTCGTAGTAATACTTAGGTGTCAGTTTGTAATGATGCGTAAGTATGTAGCCGTCAAACTTTGTGTTGTGACACAGTATGGCGGAGCTACTCCAGTCTATCTTGTGTAGTGCGTCGGCTGTTTCGTCGGCACCGAACCATTCTGTTGGGCCATCATTTATTTTAATGCCTACGCCTTGCACTTTAAACAGTTCGTGTTTGACGTAGGTCATTGTGTTGAGCTTGCGAAGACTGACGTTTGAGTCATAGTAAGTCTCAAAGTCGAGAGTAATCAAATCCATGATATAAGAGACCTTATTTTTTAGGCGGTTTGGTTTTGCTGTGGTTGTTGTAGCTAACACGGTCATCTTTTTTGATGCCGAAAGGGAGGTGTTGTATTAACCCCCCTGCTTCTAAAAAAGCGTTTATGTCTGCGGTTAGTTTTTTTCGTTGCGTTTTGTACTTGTAGGTTTGACCGATTGACATTGTTGTCCCTTAGATTTTAGTTGTTGGTGTTGGTGTTCTTTGTCTTGAACTATTAACCACGACCCTTTTAACAGCATAAGGAACGTGGCTAGGGCTGTAATTGATAAAGTAATTTCAATTAGTAGGTACATAGTTAGATCCAAGGTATGTCATCTTGAGAGGATTCACATTCGCGTTGCGCGTATATCTGGTTTTCCATCTCGCTAAACATATGCATAAGATCGTTGTATATTTCTGGTTGGCGAGTCTTCATCCATACATTGACAAACTTTAGGTTTTCGCTTTGCATAACGTTTTGACGGGTTTCTTCGTCGTGTATTTGTTCTAGCTTAAGGTATTCGTTTATGTCCATTGCTCGTTCCTCGAGATTTAGGGTTATTCAATCGTTGATATGAGTTTGTTGAGGTACCACTGTGCTTTCTTTAAGTCTTCTAACGGTTTTGCTTTTCGCTCATAGCGCCACAAGTATTTAAGCGCTGCGCCTTTGCAGTACCCTTGAAAAGCTTCTGGAGTCATTGATGCTTGTATAGCATCGATACACTCTATATCGCCTGATGCGTAGTGGTTTGGTGAATTGACCATGTCTTCTTGGTCGTCAAAGTTATGTGCGGCCTGCATAGCTACGTCCGTAGGGTTGTTTTCGATAATAATGGAGGGTTTTTCAACGGCAGGATGTTCTCTTCGCAATCTGTCCCACTCTGATGGTTGGGGACTGTTAATACCAAAGTGTGCGAACGCCATAAGTTGTTACTCGTTTGTCAGTTAATAAAAGCGCGTTGTAGCCACAAGTGCGCAAAGCTTGTTATTAAGGGAGGGGGACCCTTGGCTTACTCCTCGGAGGCAGAGTATTACTAATACTAATATTACTAACACTAATATGTCAAACTAAATAGAAGGATTTATAGTGTTATTTGTACCGTAGTCCCGAACGGCGCTTTGAGCTTGTTGGTACACACCCAAAGTACCGGGCACGTTGCTAGTTGTTCGCACCTAGCAAAATCATCAGGATCAGATTCAAGGTCTGTTAAGTAGACAATTGCTTCTAGATCAGGGTAATTTTCGTTTAGGTACTCGAACGTAGGATAGAAAGCAGTGCCTCCGTTACCTTTCAACGTAAGCTCGGGTAGTTTGTCGCCGTGCTCTAACTCGTACGCTTCTTGTACTACATAGTCAGTTTGTACAACAACAACTTTTTCTGGTTGTATGTCACTGACTACAGCGTTGAGTTCGCCACAGAATTGCTCTTGGTACTCGTAGGTTGATCCACTGGTGTCTCTGCATATGGCTACTGGTCCACATTGCTCACTGTACATAGACGGTAAGTACTCGTCTTCGCTGATGTAACCGCGATGTGGCTTACGCCATGAGTAGTCTAAGTTAGTCAGTGATGTGAAGAATGGCCATAGTACATTACACCAGTCGACTAAAGGTGCAACGATATCTGCAATAGCCTCTTCTATATCGCCTGACAACATACCTCGTTGTCTTGCAACTTCAGCTGCTTGTGTAACCGCAATCTGCCAGTCAGCTTCGTTAGCAGAGTTTGTTTCGTCGTTACCTTTAGTGCTGTCAAGAACAAAGCCCCACTTCTGCCCTTCTGGGCAGTCGTCATAGATCAGGTTGTAGATCTGTTCAGCGGACATGTCATGATATTTAGGATCGTTTAGTGCGCCTTTAGGTAGTATAAACCCAGATTTTACAAGTATAGGATTTAGAGCAAGGTCACATGCTACGTTCCATATATGCGGATCTCGCTCACCACGTCGTGTGTGGTGGTTGAGCACGCAATGCATGACTTCATGAGCTACGCCGCCTATTAGTTCAAGGGGTGTTAACTTCTCGATGAACTTAGGTGAAAATAGTAGACGTACGCCGTCAGTAGCTAATGTTTGTATTGTGTCGTCTTCTGCTAGCTTGAGCTTTAACGACAATGTGCCAAAGAACGGCGCTTCCATTAGCATACGTGTGCGTGCTTTTAGCATCATGGTTTCGCTGGACATACTACGCTCCAATTAATTTAGATGTGAGTACTACTTGATTAGCGACGGTAGAGTCAAAGTTAACAGCTTCGCGGCGGTTGCGTGCTGACTGTTCGCGCGTTACTTTTTCGTGCATTTTGCATTTTATGTCGTTGTCTAAGAACGCGTCGCCTGCTGGCCATGCTTCTACGAACTGATGCGCTGTATTACATCGGTTGAGTAAGTCGTTTATGCTTGAGCGATAGCTACTAAACTTCTCATTTATTACTTTTTCTTCCGCTAAGAGCTTTACCATCTCGTCTAATATAGGTTGTTGATCTGTTTCACTAAGATCTGATATGTGCAGAGGTAATGTGTCAGAATCACTTTTATATCTGTCGGGAGCATGAAAAACCATAACAGGAGCAGGCATGTCTACAACAAGCTCTAGGTATAGATTGCGTCCGTAATTGTGGCCTTTTGCTAGTTCTTTTTCCTCAGAGCTTCTAGGCTCGCCTTTAAGCTTGAAAGTACTAGGGTTAAGCGTTTGAGGCAGTAAGTCGGGCATCGAAAAAGATTGATAGATTTTTACAACGCCGTTGGGTTCTGTATGCGCTTGTAATACGCGTCTAACAGCTGCCTGTACAGGACTGTTTTTGATAGCAGAAACTAATTTTTGACAAAATTCTGCTGTAGGTTTTGGATCAGGGTTGGTTTTTCTAAAAGCTAGCATTGCGGTGCGCAATATTCGGTCGCGTAGCTCTCTAGATAATCGAACTGAAGCCATGTTATGTCTCCTTCTTTTTATATTTGGATTTAGGGCAGTATTGCTAGCCGCTACGAA